TTGATGATGAAGGTAATATAATGAGTATCGGAAAAGATGTATGTGACAAATGTTATGACAGATTATTTAGAAGTAACTTGAATAAGAAGATGACTAATTATGAAAAGATAAAAAATATGAGCAAAATAGAAATGGCTGAATTTCTTGCAAATGGCGGAAGTGGATGTACTAGTTGTGCTTATGATTTTCAAGAATGCTTAGGCGGATGTTTAGAAGGTAGAAAAAAATGGCTTGAAAGTGAGGCGATGAAATAATGAAAAAGACGTTAATAATCGTAGGAGTAGTTATTTCAATATTAATTATGTTTGCTTGCTTGTTCTTAGTAACTAAAAATAAAGCAATTGATTTAGAAGAGCAGGTTCAATCAGCAACTGCATCTGTAGAGGTGCAAGAAAAAAGGAGAATTGATTTAATTAAGAACATAGTAGACTGTGTAAAAGACTATGCTAAATATGAAAATAGAACATTAAAAGAAGTAACTGACATGAGAGTAAGTGCAAATGATGAATCTATCAAGGAAGCAAAATTAAATATACAAGCAGTAGCAGAGAAGTACCCAGATTTAAAAGCTAATGAAAATTATAAGCAACTAATGAGTGAGTTGAGTATAACAGAAAATATGATTGCACAACATAGAGAAAATTATAATATGCAAGTTCGCAATTACAATAAATATATAAGAAAATTTCCAGCAAATTTAATTCTAAATAGTATGGGATATGAAAAAATAGAATCTAAATATACTGAATATAAAGCAAAAGAGGATGCACCTCAAAATTTATTTGATTAAGAGGTGCACATATGAAATTTAAAACTTTTGAAATAACTAAGAGAGAATTTTTAGTGAGCATAATAATTGCTTGCATGATGATTGTGCTTGGATTTTTCATTGATGATAAAGTTCAATCAAAATTTTTAGAAGATAATGAAAGATATTACAAAGCAACTAAAATAAATAATGACAAAGATCTCTTTGATTATGCTATGGAAACAAGTGCGGGAGATTCTTTGATAAGTGGAAGATTTAAAAGTGTAGATTCTGTATCTATAGAAGAATTAAAAGGGGACTATTGGTTTATAGAAAGAACGGAAGAAAAATACACTATGCATACTAGAGTGGTTACCACTAAAGACAGTAAAGGCCATTCACATAAATATACTGAAACATATTGGACTTGGGATTACCATGATTCAATAGAGAAAAAATGTAATAAATTTAATTTCATGGGTAAAGAGTTTGATGCGAAAGTAATTACTAATTTATCTAAAGAGAGATTGGCATTAAAGAAAGATATATTTAAAAATAATAATCTTAAAATAAAAGGTAATTATGCTTACATTAATAATAAGAGAAGGTACTATTATGAAGTTATACCGAAAGAATTTAATGGTACTATGTATGCTAATTTAAAAAATAATACTATAGCGAATCCAGCTGATAAAAACATAAAAGTTTTTAAGGGTGAGTCTATACAGAATGTTTTAGAAAATAATAATTTTAATACAGGGTTTTTTAAAGTAGTGTTTTGGATCATCTGGATATTAATAACTACAATCATTATATATGTATTTTATTATTTAAAAAATGATTGGCTTGAAGATAAATAAAGATGTAAGAGGAGAAGATCAGGTATGAAATGTAAGGTGTACCATGCTATTAAAAATATAAAAGATGCAAATGAGTTAATTGATAGATTTGAAACGGAAAATATATTCTTTGAATTAAATGACATAGATAATGAAAATGTCTTAAATGGAGAAATGAATTTAACTGATATAGAAGATATTGCATCATTGCAATTTATATTAGATGGAGATTTATTTATATTTAGTAGTTGTGATGAAATGATATTTATGAATAAATACACTCAAAAAGAGTTGGGACTTCAATAAATGAATGAGGGGAGATACTAAAGATGGATTTAAAGTTAATTAGCAGTATACCTAATTGGAAGGTAGAAGATCAGTTGGCAAAAATTGATGAAGAGGTAACTGAGTTTAAAAATGCTATAGATACAGGAATAACTAAAGATATAATTGCAGAAGGATTAGATGTTTGTCAAACTATTTTAACAATGTTTCAAGTTTTAGAAATAGAAAACTATATTACTGAAGGAGTAGAGACACATAATAAGAAACTAAATGGAAGAGGATGGGATCTCAAAGAAATAGGAGACGATATACTTAATTTAATTAAAAATTCAATGATTAATGAATTGATTAATATGAACAAGAAATTAAAATGCCTTGATGAAAAAGAATTTAATGCAAAAATACAATTTTTAGATGTAGATAAACTATGGAATTTGTGCATGCCTTTAGTTAACTTAAGTACTATAAAAGGAGTTAATGAAAGCATTGATGAAATGAAAATGGGAGAGTTTCTAAAAAATATTAATTAAAGTAAGGAGATAATATAATATGTTGATAGAAGTAACTGAAAATAATAGAGAATTAAAAGTAGGAGATATTGTTGAAATTAATGGTGGTAATAAGTTATATATGATTCTTTCTTTAAAGGAAACAATAGGTGGGTATGTTATTATAAATATGCAGAATGGATATGGTTCATTTGGTGCTTATAAAAGTTTAAGTCAACTAGAATTAGACTTGAAGGTAAGAGGTTATAAATTATATAGTTCTGATGATTACAAGTTGCAATTAGTGCCTAGAGAATAAGATATATTTCAAAAAAGAAAAAAAGGAGCATTACTTCACGCTCCTGCTTGTCAAAATTCTAAAACCGTCATCACAACATCATTATAACATAATTAGGAGTGTGAGGTAATGCAATCTAGTAAAAAAGACAATTTGTTTAGTAGTGCAGAAGGTAAGTTATATGATTATAAAAAAATAAAAGCGGAAATAGAAAAAATAGACATTGATATGCAGATGATAAAAAACGACTACAGAGGATGTAGTGGAGTTGAAATTAAAGAAAAGACAGGCAAGACATATGATATTAAAAGTGTAATTGAAATAGAGACTGAAGAAAAAGAAAAGAAAATTGCCTTAAAAGAAAAAGAGAAGAGACATAAAGAGTTGATAATAGAAAAAATAGATAATGCAATGAAAATATTAAGTGAAGAAGAAAAAAAGATAGTACAGTATAAATACTTTTCAAGTAGCAGGACATCTTGGGAATATGTTGGCAGAATGATTGGTTTTTCAGCGAGTAAGTGTAAGCAAATGAGGTTTGATATTATAGATAAGATAAAAGGATTGCTATAAAAATGTCCGATTTGTGACGATTTTAAACCGATTTATGTCTGTTTTGTGTCTAAAAAATGTCCGGTTTGTGACCAATTTATGTCTGTTTTGTGTCTTTTAATCATGATAAGATTGTATTGTGAGAAAAATATATTTAATAAAAATGGCTTGGAATTTACGTTCTAAGTCTTTTTTATTGTCTAGAGAGGTGTTGAAGATTAAACGTGATATAACAGAAGAAATTTCAAGTGCTGCATATGTACCAGACAATCTAAAGTATTACGACAATGTAATGAAAGAAACTCCTGGTATGTATGGAAGAGAATGTTCTTTAGATTTTATAAAGAAAAAGCAAGAAAAACTCTTGAAACTAAAAAAGAAGGTTAAGAAAAATTATGATTCTAATATTAATAAGATAGACTCATATCTAAAAATTTTAGAGAAAAGTATAATTGATGAGTCTGATCACGTTGAGTTGGTTGTATTTAAATTATATTTGCAATTAGAAAATGTTGTAAAAGTAACTGAAACTGTAAACGACTTAGGATTTAGAATAAAGACTAACACTTATGCAAGAGAAAGAAAATATAGTACAAATGATATAACCTCTATAATCACAGATCCTTTTACTGATGTAGTTGAGGACTTAAAAATATTAGTTCAAGAGAGGCAAAGAAAAAATTATTATGGAAATAAGGAGTGTTTTTAATGAATGGAAGCACATAGTGGACAAAAGGTTAATCCCATAAAAGATATAGAGGATGTATTTAGACTTTTAAATTTTCTAGAAGAATGGAATGAAAGAAACTATTTATTAGCCCTCTTTGGAATGTGTACTGGACTTAGGGTAGGGGATATATTAGCACTTAAAGTTGCAGATGTAACAGACTTAAAACTCGATAAAAAAGGAAATAAAATAAGAGTATCTAAGGATTGGATTAGAGTTATCGAAGAAAAAAGAGACTATAATAGAGAGGTTTTTTTATCTGATGTAATAAAAAGTGCTATAGAAAATTATACTCAAGATAAACCAGGAGAAGAATTTTTATTTAAAAGTGGCAAGAGGAAGAAATTTAATAGACCTATCCAAACAAGACAAGCAGGAAGAATAATAAAAGGAGCAGCAAAAAAGGTAGGAATAAAAGAAAATGTTGCAACACACTCTTTAAGAAAAACATTTGCAAGGCATATTTATGATGAAGAAGAGAATAAGACTTATGCATTAGAACTTATAAGGAAGATTCTAGGACATAAGACAATAGAAATGACTAGAAGATATATAGGAATAGATAAGGATGAAGAAGTAAAAGCAATAACTAAATTTACTAATAAGTTAAAGAAAAGAAAAAGAAATTAAAATATCTTGTATTTTATCTAAAATTTAATATGTTACGTTTTTCAACAACAGGACATTATTAGAATGCAAAGAGCCTTAACAATAGAGTTTACAAGGAATAGAATAGATTTATTAAAATGTCTGAAAATATATATTAAAGGTCATTTATTCAAGGGATTTATAGGGATGTAGATATTTAAATGTTTATTTAGAAGCTGAGTAAAGAGGTGATTAATTGGATGTGAATGAAGTTGAAATAATCGATAGTAGCTATGAAAAAGGTAAAGAGTTGACAGAAGATCAGTGCAATATGGTAACTCTATTGATTACAGGTGCTACAGTAACAGAAAC